GGTTGTAGTATCTGATGAGAATCTATTTCATGCGCAGTATAGACCTTCTATGTATCAGGCTAATATTAAAACTGATAATGCCTTTGATGGTGTTAAAGACCAGTATATGTCTGATGAAGGACTTGGAATACAGTTAATTGAAAGTCATTCTCTATTTAAAATCACAGATTAAGGGGGCATATTATGGCTAGACCTTACTTAGGTGGTTCAAGTGCAGGAGTTAAATCTTTAACAGCTAGTGCTACACTTGGTAGTTCAGATAGTGGAAAAGTAATTTGTTTTACTCCACCTTCTAGTGCTGGTGCGTTAAACATAACTTTACCTGCGTGTAAAAAAGGATACGAGTTAAAGATTATACAAATAGCTGATTACGATACAGCAGCATGTAAAATTACATCTGCTGAAGGTAACAACTTTGTAGGACATCTACAGGCTCAAACAGGAGCTGGTGATAATGCAGGTCCAAACGTAGATTATATCGAGTTTGGTTCTGGTAGTGTTGCTGGTGACTATGTATCTATGGTATCTGATGGTTCTAAATGGTATATCGTTGATAGTTGCATGAAAGTAACTACTAATGGTTTAGCTTTTAGGTCATCATAAACAAAATGAGTATGGGGAGCTTTATGCTCCCCTGCTCTAGATAGGAGCATTATATGCCAATGGGCAAAGGAACGTATGGCTCTAAAAGAGGCAGACCTCCAAAAAAAGAAAAAAGGTAAATCCATGCCTAAGAAAATGGGTAAAAAGAAATATAAGAAATAAACTATATAACCATGAGAGTTGTCAAGCTCGGTAAGTTATAAGAAAGATACAAGATGGCAATACACAAATACACAGTATTAGAAGCAAACAATATTAATTTAGGACAATCTGGTTCTATTTTTACAGATGATAATAGTGGTGCAATTAAACCTCCAGATGGTAAAGCGTTTGTAGCAATACAATTTTTAGCAGCAACTACATTTGATTCGTCAGGTGGATTAGTAGCAGAAAATAGTACATTTTATCCAAGCACAGAAGCATCAGCACATGATGCAACAGGTGGCTCTGAAACATATCAAGAAGGTTCTGGTGGAAAACAAATAGATGTAAGTAATACATTTCCAGCAGGCAGTACTATATATGGAAGATGGACTGAAATAGATTTAGCAAGTGGTAGTATAATAGCTTATATAGGTTAATAATGACTTTTATACAACAAGTAGAAGATTTAATTGGTGACCAAGATAGTGGATTAGATACTGCAATATTGCAATATCTGACTGCTTCTGCTAGAGAAGTTCAGTCTGCTTTACCACCTAGATTAAAAATGCGTTATGGTTCAGAAAACGTATTAAACAATGCAGATGGTTTAAATATAGAAGATAAAGAAGTTGTAAATATAGAACTTAATGGTCGTAGTGTTTCTGAAGTTCCTTTAGGAAGTAAGGCAGAAATAGAAGACACAAATAGTTTAAGTTTTGCAACTGCTAGAACTCCTGTTTATTATATGCAAGGAACAAAAGTAATGATTAAGCCAGATCCTACTGTTTCAGCTCCTGCAAGATTATACACTATAAGTTATCCTACAGTTAGTAGTAGTGACACAACAATAAGTAATATGCCAAGTACAGCTTATTACGCTGTTGTATTAGGTGCTGCTATTAAATTTTTACAAAATGTATTAAACACACAGGTGCAAACAGACGAAGATGTAGAGTTAGCACAAGGTACTACATTACAAATACAATCATTAACTCCTCTATATGCTCAAGAATTACAGAGGTTAGGAGCATTAATATGACACAACAACAATTACATGAATTAATTCGTGGGCATCATCCTGATATGAGCGAAACAGAAATACGCATAAGATTAAACAATGCGTCTAAAGAGTTTGCTAGAAAAAGCAGAAGTCTTGAAGGAGCATTTCAGTTTGATACTGAAGTAGGTAAAAGATATTACGGATTAGATAGTAGAATTATAGAAGTTAAACATGTTGATTTTGATGGTAAAACTATACAGAGAAGTTTAGTTAGACCAGAAGAAAGAGATTTGACATAATGGAACATTTATATTTTATAGAACGAGGTGCTATTGCAATAGTTAAACATAGTGGTGGTCAAAACTTTGCAAGTCCAACATCTGTTAAAACAGTTACAATGTTTGTAATAAAAGAAGATGATGAATTTATATCAGGAACTTCTAACACAGATGAAAAAATACATATGACTCAATCACCTTCATTTGACCCTGAGTTTCACGAAGCATTAGCTTATAAAGTTATTGCTGAAGGTTATGAAAAAAAACCAGAAACATTAGAATTAGCAGGATATTTTAGACAACTATTTGAATTAAAAGCTAGAGATGCTTTAGAAGCTGCTAACAAAGGTATAGATGGTTCTGGTTATACAATTGCAGGATATGATATATAATGGGATTTGTTACACAATATGGACAAGAACAGGAAATAAGTGCTACATGGAATCTTGCTGATATTACATTTAATACTGCAGATTTTTCATTTAACTCACTTACTGCTACAGTTATAATAGATAATACTACAACATTATCTGAGATAAATATAGATACACCTGTATATACTAATGTACCTGACATTCCATTACCAACATATACTGCAGTAGCACAAGTAGCAAAACCAACATTTACGGAGGTATCAATTGGCTAGTTTACAAGATAAAGCGATAAAAGATTCGTATAAAGATTTATTAACAGTTGCAGGTACAACTGCAAATGAAGGATTAGAAACAACTGCTAAAAGAGTATTTGATGGAGAAGGCATAGGTAGTCCTTTATATTTAGGTACTAATACATTAGATATTGTAGGTACTACAACTATAACTGGTGATACAACAATGACTGGCAATCTTACAATTACTGGTGATTTAACTGTCGATGATATAGTAGCAGATGATATAAAAGGTGATACATTATCATTGCGTGACCAAACAAACGATAGTCAAATACAAGTAGCAAGAATTAATTATGATGCTACTGAGGGAGCAAGACTTAATATATTACGAAAAGTAATAATGAAAGATAAGATAGAAATCAATGGATCTTCTGGTACATTGGTTTTAGAAGCTAATAATGGCTTAGAAGCAAAAACAGATGGTACGTTAAAATTGCAAACAACAACTGCAGATTTACCTACCAGCCCTAGT